CCGCTCTTCCATTGTCCTTGCCTCATGCGTATGGACGTCGAGCCTATAGGAGATGCGTTATGGCCGACGACCCCAAGCCCACCGAGACCCCGAAGCAGGTGAAGCCGCTCAAGGAGCAGCCCAACCAGGTTTCCAAGAACCCGCCCGAGCCGATCGAAACCAAGCCGGCGCTGCCCGGCGCGATGGGTGACGAGAACTTCGCCGAGAAGGTGAAGGTCAAGACCTCCGGCGATTTCAATCTGATGGATCCGTTCTCCGGCAGGCATATCGATGCCAACAGTGACGGCGACGAGATCCCGCTCACGACTTGGGTCCAGAACCAGCTCGACAACGGCCGGCTGATCAAGGCGTGATCGTCCGCGACGGCCTCGCCACGAGCGTCCCTGTGCTCTTCTCCTCCGGCCATCCGGATGGCGATGTGAGCTGGCGTCTGCTGGACGCCACCGGGGCACAGCTTACGAGCGGGGCCGTCACCCCTTCCGCCGATGCGGTCTCGGTCAATCTCAAGATCGACACCGCCTATAACACGCTCGCCACCGGCTCCTATTACTCGTTCCGAGATTTCGTCTGGAGCTACGAGGTGAGCGGCGCCGTGGTCAATGGCGAGCAGCGTTACACGATCGAGGCCCGGCCGCCGTTCGGTGCTTCCGCAGATGGTGTGCGCTCCAAGCTCGGCGTGTCGTCTCAGGATCTTCCCGATGACGACATCTCATTGATCGCTTCCTATTTGTCCTTCGTCAGCATCGTCGGTCAGCCGGCGATTGACGCCGTAACCGACAACGGCGTGAACGATCTCGCGATGCGTGACTCCATCGAGGCGCAGGCCGCGCTCTACCTGATCCCGACGATGGCGGTTCGCGTCGCCGCGTCGGAAGACAGCGGCACAAACGCCTACAAGCGTCAGACCGTCAACTGGGACGCAATCAGCGATTACCTCGCTGGTGTCGTGTCGAATGGCATTCTGATCGCCTTCCCCGGCTACGACCCGCTGGCGAACGCCGGTTCGATCTTCATCGTCGCCACTCCGGGCGTCGATCCGGTAACCGGCTCGGAATATACTGCTCTGACCGCCTCGGGCTAGCGCCCGGTGCGGTTCAGCTCGATCCCGATCGTCCGGTAGTTGCGGATTTCGGACTGAGCCATCGGCAGCATCTTGAAAGTGGTGACCACCAGCTCGCTGTTCACTTCGCCGTCGCTCAGATCATAGAGATCGACCTTCTCGTTCTGCCCGAGCCGATCATGGATATCGCCGATCAGCTCGATTTCGTTGAGCAGGTTGATGTCCCGATAGCTGGAGACGGCCAGCGAGTAGCGGATGATCCACAGCCCGTTGTTCTCGTCGAAAGAAAACCCGTCAACGCCGATCAGCGTGTCGCGCGGAAGCTCACTCTCTTCACCCCGGCTCTCCCAGTTGTGGTATTGGATCGGGGAGTATAGACCTGTCGCGTTCAGCGCGTCGATCATATCGGACGTCGCGCGGATGATCGACTTATAGACCGCAGGGATTGGTGACGACATGGCAGACACTCCGAAACGGCCAGTGATGCTTCGCTTTATCCTTGGCCAGTCGCCTGTCAAGCGCCGCAGGGAGTCGGAAGATACCACGCGCTTTCTGGTCGAACAAGTCGCGGTTCAATTCGCCAAGAAGTCGTGGGATGATGTGAAGGGTCGGCTGCAGGAAATGATCGCGAGCGACGTTCGCGCCGAGCTGGTCCACCTCGCCGGCCAGTTTCGTCGTAACGTCATCGGCGCGCCGCCGAGCCAGCGCGGTCTCGTCGGCACGCTCACCACCGTCACCAAGGGCAGCTTCATGCCCAAGGAGTCGCTCGGTGCTCTGCCGCGATGGGCACCGCGTGGTGCGCAGTATCTGGCTCGAAAGCGCAAGGAAGCTGGCCAGAACGACTGGTTCGACACGACGGGATGGGTGCAGGGCGGCGCGCGCCGGCCGTATCCTGACGCACCCGGCACGCTCGCTGACTTCTTCTCCTCGGACATCGTCGACACCGAAGGTGGCGGCGAGATCCACGTCGGCTCCGGCGGTGTCTTCGAGGACATGTTCGGTGGTATCAGCGTGCAGGTGCTGCGCAACAATCGATCGTGGGGTGTCAATCAGGGCACCATTCGGATGACCCCCGACGGTCGGAAGGCACAGGTCCAGCTTGGGACTGTCCGCGTTCGTGCGCTCGGCAAGCTCACGGATTCGATGATTCACCACACCGGCGATGACCCCAACAAGGCGCTGCTCGATCTGATCGTCGGATCTGGAAATCGCGCTGTTGCCCTGCATCTTCGCGGCGGCCGCGGCCGCTATCGCCCGGCTCTAGAACCGTATCTTCGGTTTTTCCTTGAACGGGCGATCCCGCAGGCCGTCACGGAACGCATACGCAAGGGCGCCGCAGGATCGTTGTTCAGATCATCATAGCCCTGTTGATCGCTGCGACCGCGTCCTCGACAGAGCCGTGTCCGGCAGCGAGGTCTTTGGTTCCCGGCGAACCCGGAACAGGCGGTCCGCTATTCTTCTCGCCTCCGAGCGCCGCATTGACGATCATCACGAACGAGTTGTGGTGCGCCAGAAGGGTGGCGTGCTTCTCACCCAGCTTGAGCTGGATCTTCTGAGAGATCTCTCGCCGCGCATAGGTCCAGTAGATATCGTGAAGATCGCCCTCGACTACGTCGAAGGCCCAGCAGACGGCGTCTCCGAAGCTGAGGTCTCGGAACCAGTCTTGGAAGGCGTCGGTAGGGCCTGCTGATACCGGACGCCCAGCTTGGCCATTTCCACGGTCCGCTTCACGAAAAAATAGAGGGCGTGCTCCGCCGCCCAGCTGAGAATCTTCTCGACCTGATCGGAGTCGATATCGACCTCGCTCTGCGGCACCAGCAGCGCCGGGTCGAGGATCATCTCGTTCTTCTCGGTGAGCACCCGGCGAACGATATAGTCTTGCGTATAGGGGTCGGTCTGGATCAGCTGCAGCGCCGAGACCGGGTCAGGCAGCATGCGGCGGATGTCCATCTCCAGACCATAGGTCATCTTGACGGTCTTCTCGCCGATCTTGATGGTAAGGTCAGGGCGGGGCGGAAGCGGTTCGTCAGACATCGGCGGTCATTTCCTTCCTGAGAAGCCGCGATACCGCGGCGTCGAGACTGATGTGCTGGCCCATTCCGAGGCGGAGCAGCTGATTGACCTTCTCGTTGACGAACATGCCGTCGGCGAGAGCCGCTTCTCCGATCTGCTCATAAAGGGTCTCTGTCACCCGTACCGTGAAGCTCCGGTGCGGCTCGCGGGGTGCGGTCGGTTTTGGCATATATCTCCGGGTGGTTCACGGCGGTTGCTACGTTTCCTATTGAGCCAAACTCGAAAGAAGGCAAGAGGCATTCGTGAGTTAGAAGGAGCCTTTCCGATGGCCGACGTCCAGAAGTCCGCATTTTCCCTGTCCTCGGCCACCATCATGATGGGTAAGGCCTTCACGGACGACGTGTTCGGTCTCTATCCGAGCGCCCACTCGATTGGCATGGTCTCGCAGGTTGCGGTGCCGGTTGAAAGCTCGATCACCTCGCTGCTCAACGGCGTGGCCCAGGTCGAGGTCGACGCCAAGCGAACCGGCGTTTCTTCGAGCATCACCGCCAACGTGTTCGAGATGACCGCGCAGAATTTCATGCGCTCGCAGGCGATGTCCGGCCAGGCCACGCAGGTGAAGCGCGGCGTGCTCGCCGCCGACGTCGCGGGCGGCGCGGTGTCGCTGACGATCACCTCCGACCCGATCCCCGGCGAGGCGGCCTCGGCGATGACCGCGATCGGCGATATCCCGCAGGGTTCGACGATCCTGATCCAGCGCGTCAACGGCGAGACCGACTACGTCTTCCCGACCCAGACGACCGCCGCGGCCACGCTGAACACCGGCACCTTCACGGTTCCGATCGCCGCGCCCTATGCCGTCCCGGCCGCGATGTCGTTCAAGGCCGGCGCCCGCGTCTGGGTGGTCTCCCCGGTCGGCGTCGCCGATATCACCGCCGACGACCTTTTCTGCGTCAAGGTCACCGGCACTCTGTCCAACTTCGATCGCCCGGTCTCGGCCGTGTTCCCGAAGGTGCGCGTCGTGAAGGGCTTCGGTCTCTCCTACAACGAGACCCAGTACAGCTCGATGAGCTGGGAACTCAAGCCGCTGCTCCTGTCGGCCGGCGAGAACGCCTCCCTGCCGCGCACCGAGATCGGCACCAAGCGGACGGGCATGCTCTACGTGGGCGGCTAATCGCTTTCATCTTGACGGAACCTCAGAGGGCGGCCTATTGGTCGCCCTCTTCTTGTGAGGCGCGCCCGTGACCGAGATCCCAGTCGAGCATATTCGCGACTCCCACAAGCTGATCGCCGACGGCCGTGTCGATCTCTTCGAGATGACCCCATCGGGTGGCACCGGCGTCGTCCGTTTCAAGGACGACAACGATGTGAAGTGGCAGGGCAACGACTATACCGGCGTGCCGTTGACGCTGAGCGGTGAGAAGAAGACCTCCGACACCGGCCTTTCGATGCCGAAACTCCAGATCGGTCAGGACAATATAGATCTGTCGCAGTTCAAGGCCTTGATCTACGACGGTTATCTCGACAATGCGATCATCCTCAAGATCACCGTTCTGCTCGATAACCTGATCAACGACCGACTGATCCGCGAGGTCACGACCTATCGGGTCAAGCGGGTCGAGCAGTATTCTCGCACCCAGATCATCCTCCAGCTTGCCACCGTCTCGGACTCGATGGGCTTCTCCCTGCCCTACCGTCAGTTCCTGCCGCCGGCCTTCCCCTCGGTGCAGATGTGAAGATCGAAGATCTCAAATACGATCATCTTGTGGGAAACCCAATGATCTTCGGGACGCAGGACTGCTTGTCGCTCTTCCGCAACTTCTATGATGTGAATTTCGGCATCAAGATCCGAAACTACGCGCGTCCAGAGGGCTGGTCCTCCGACAAGCTCGATCTCATGCGACTCTGCTACGAACGCGAGGGTTTCGAGATGATCACCGACTGGAAGCCGAAGACTTTGCGTCCGGCCGATGTTCTGTGTATGGCGATCGGCGAGAGCAACCCGAACCACTTCTCCATCAACATCGGTGATGGTGATATCCTCCATCACCTGTACGGCCGGCTGTCGAGCAAGGAGGAGTTCCGAGATTTCTGGCGCAACTCGACCTGCTACGTGCTTCGTCATCCTGATGTCCCTGATATGCGGCCCGTATATCCGGATGTCACTATCGCGGAATTGCTGAATGCTCGAAACCTTCCTCCGACCGGGTGAAACGAACGAGCGATGCGGTCTCATCCTCAAGGATGGGACGATCATCGAAGTCGAGAACGTCGCCGCTGACAAGACGCTGGGCTACCAAATGTCGCCGCTCAGCGTGCTTCCGTTCGTCGAGGAAGGATTGGTGGCCGGGACTTGGCATACGCATCCCGACACGGATCCGAATTTGAGTGGTGAAGACTATTCGGGGTTCCTCGGATGGCCGGACTTGGAGCATAGCATCGTCGGCTGGCGCAACGGCAAGGCGACGGTCCTTCGCTACCGCGTCGAAGACGGATTGGTGATTGCATGCGACTGATCTTCCACGGAAAGCTGCAGGAGCTGTACGGTCGTCAGGCCGTCATGCACGCGGCTACCGTGGCGGAGGCGCTCGAAGGTTTCTCTCGACAGCAGGACAATTGGCCGCGAGATATGCTGGTTGATGTTGTCGGTTTCGACACCGTCGAGAAGCTCAAAAGCTATGCCGAAGCAGTCCACCTGATGCCGGCGATGCACGGCGGTGGCGGCAAGTTCGGTTCGATCATCCTCGGGACGATCCTCGTGGTTGCGGGTGTTCTTCTGCTCTCCACGCCGTGGGGTATTCCGCTGATCATCAGCGGCGGCCTCATGATCGCGCAGGGGATCATCGGCCTTTTCATGAAATCCCCAAAAATGAAGGGTGTTGACGATCCGGATGCCTCCAAATATCTTGCCGTCAACAAGAACACCACCGCCGTCGGCACGCCGATGACAATGGCATGGGGGCGTATTGCCGTTGCCGGCCAGTGGCTTAGCCTCCAGTCGGACAGCAACAATCTTTCGTTCGGCGTATTCCCGAACACGGTAGACAGCTCGGCCAATTTCGGCTTCAACGCACGCCGGTGGTCCGGCTATTTGGGAGTGATCTGATGGCCGATGTTCTTCTCAAAGTTCTTGACGCCGATGGGACCGCCCAAACGCTCGTTACGGAGCAGAGCGGCACCTCCGACAAAATCCCGGTTCACCGCGCGCAGGGGCCGGGCGGCGCGGCGCTGTCCACCGCGGCGAAACAGGACACCGGAAACACCAGCCTTGCCGGTATCCTTGCCGCGAGCGGTGGCGTGGACATGACCGCAGTCACAACCACGGCTGGTGCCGCGCTGAATGCGATCCTCTTCACGGCTGACACCACGAATTTTGCGGCTGTCTCGGTCCAGATTCTCGGCACCTTTGTCGGAACCGTCACCTTCGAAGGCAGCAACGATAACGTCAACTGGTCGACTGTCACAGGCAACAGCCTTGCAAGCGGTACGTCGACCACCGGGGCCAGCGCGCCCGGCATGTACTTCATCGCGTCGCTATGCCGATACATTCGGGTGAGGGTCTCGGCCTATACCTCGGGAAGCATCACTTCTTCGGTTTATCTCATCGACGAGATCGTTGCTCCAGGGCAGG